TATTATCTATTGCATAGATGTCGTTTAAGTTTTCTTTAGTTTGTATTGTATCTAATTTTCGCATTAATTCACCTCCCTTCTTAGTTTCGGCATAATCAATTCCTCTTAGAGCATATATTATTAAATCTTCAATACATAATTTTCTATTCATAAATTAATTCTCACCTATATATTCTATTATTTTATTTTGCTTTAAAGATTTTTGAACATCTATAATTCTTTGATTTGATGAACCTCTAAACCTTAAGGTTAAGTCTTTTAATTCATTTATGTATTCTCCATCTACTAATACATCTATATATTTAAGAATTGGATTTTCTTTAATTTCTTCAAATCTAAATCCTGTATATAACCAAATTGTATGTGTTGGATTTTTTTCTTTATATTTTGTTAAAAAAGGAATAAGGTCTTTGTAGCTATATATTGGGTCTCCTCCACTTATTGTTATGCCATCTAGCATAATATTTTCTTTGCATTCCTCTATGAAGGATTCTTGCAGTTCATAAGTAAATGGATAACCATAATTGAAATCCCATGTTTGAGGATTTTGACAGGATTTACATTTATGTAAACAACCACTAACAAAAATTGTATTTCTAATTCCGTCTCCATCTACAACAGAATCGTATATTATTCCACCTAAATTCATTTACATCTCTCCTAATGAATGTCTAACTCTATCGTGGACTTCTTCTATTTTTCCTTCATTAAATTTTCTATAATCTGTAGTTAAGTAACCTGTCACGCGTCTAAGTCTTTCAATATCTTTACTACCACATTGAGGGCATTTGTCATTTATTTCAGAAGAATATCCACAATTCATACATGTATCAATTGGGAAATTTAATGCGAAATATGAAACATCTTTAGACATAGCATAATCAATCATTTTTTCAATAGCTTTTAAATTATTTATCATGCTAGATTCTAATTCTACATACATTATATTTCCGCCCGTAGCTAATTTACTAAAAGGAGCTTCTTTGTCGATTTTATCTTTAATAGTAATTTCATCATATACTGGAATATGATGTGAATTTGTAATATATTTTTTATCCGTAACTCCCTTTATTACTCCATATCTTTTAACTAAATCATTTCGTAATGTCTTGCAGCAGTTTTCGGCAGGAGTAGCATAACAACTAAAGTTCAATGAATTTCTTTCTGTACACTCTTTTGTGAAATTATAAATTCTTTCTACGATTTTATATGCAAAATCATATATTTTATCATTATTAGTTTGGGTTTCTCCAAACATAGCGACCATTGTTTCTGCTATACCAATATAGCCAATTGCAAGCGTTCCATGTTTCATTGATTCTCTTACATCTTCCTCTAAATTTAATTTTCTACCTATTGTGTTTTTCATTAATCCATTTTGATGTAAAAAGAATCCGCTTTTGGCTTTTTGAGAACATATCCATTCGTATCTATCTAATAAAGCCTTTTCAGATAATTTAAGCATATTATCTAAGTCTTTCCAAAAGCCTTCTATATCTGCTTTATTTCTTTCTCCTAAACATATTCCATTTTTAATACCGATATCAACTAAATTTATTGTAACTGGAGAAATGTTTCCTCTGCCACCTTTACTCCAACCTAATCCGTTTATATCCTTACCTACTGTTGTTCTACATCCCATAGTAGAAAACTCGTCATCTGGACAATTTATTTCTTTCTGATAAGATATATCTACATTACAAAAATTAGGATAGATTCTTTTACTTAAGCTTTCAATAGCTAATAGTTTTAAATCATAGTTTGGAGTTCCTTTTTTATCGTTAATACCTTTCTTATATTTAAATATTGAGATTGGAAAGATTGATGTTCTATGAAATTTTCCAATACCGTTTATACTCGCTTGTAATAAAGATTTAGAAACTAATCGTCCTTCTGGAGAAGTATCTGTTCCAAAGTTTATAGATGTAAACGGAACTTGGCTTCCAGCTCTACTTTCGAGAGTATTTAAGTTATGATAAAGACTTTCTGCTCCTTGCATTGTTTTTTTTATAGTATGTCGTTTTGCGACTTCATATTCTTTTGGATAGTAATCTTTCAAATAAGAGCTTTCTAATTTAACTTTGTCTTTAATTGATTCAACTATTTTTTTAGCTTCTTGTTCTGTAATATCTCTTAAATCAACTAAGGCATCTACGAAAGTCTTTCTAAAAGTTATTGCGACATATGGTGCAGCATCATAATCTATTTTATTTGCTCCAACTCCTCCATATTGGACTTGACTCTCACATTGAAATACAACTGCTACGAGTTGAAAGAAAGTCATGATATCATTTGGCTTTCTTACATCTCCATTTCTTGTTTCAAAACCTTTATTGTTGTCAAATAAATCTTGAAAATCTATAAACAAACAATTATGCTGTCCACAACAATAACTATCTAAATCATGAGTATATAATTTGCCTTCTCTATGTGCTTTAGCTACCTCTTTATCTATTAAATTATTTAATGCATATTCTTTTAAAAAATAAGAAGTTATTTTGGCATTTTTACCACTAAAAGAACCTTCGTCTACATTTGCATTTGCATTTTCTATATTTTTCATTTCTATAATTTCTTTAATTCTATCTTGAGATTCTTTGTATAAATGAGCTTGTTCATCTCTTATTTTTCTTCTATTATCACGATATAAAATATAAGCCTTAGCAACTTCTGTTAAGCCATTTTTCATTAATTGATTTTCGATTATATTTTGAATATCTTCAATATGAATTAAGTCTTCGTTGTATTCTTTATTCCAATCCGATATTTCATTATCTATTTTTTCAACGACTTTATCTAAATCTGCTTTATCGTATTTATCACATTCTTTCATTGCTTTTGAAATAGCAACCTTTATTTTATTTAAATCAAAATCTACTAAACTGTTGTTACGTTTTATTACAAACATTTAACTCCTTCTTCCTATTTAAAAATTTCGTCATTAAAATCATCTTTTAATTTAAATTTGCTTTTTTTAATTGTTTCAAATATTTCAAATATTTTATCAATACTTGTAATTTTTTCTTTTTCTACTATACATTGTACAGAATATCCATCGTCTAAATCATTTCCTATTATTATATCTTTTCTAAAGACTGAAATAGTAAAATGAATATTGTTTTCGGAATCATCATAATAGATAGCTCCATCGTCAAATTTAAAGCCTTTATCCATTAATTGTGAGTCAATTTCTTTTGAAATATAAGGCTTTACTCTCATTGAACATGTTGCACAATTATTCATATCAATCGCTCCCTTAAATATACTTTCTCAATAAAAGAATGTTCTTCTAATTCTTCTAATGAAAATAAATAGCCTATTGCATTATCGCCCATTCTAAAAATTTCTAACTCATTAGGTTTATGACTATTAACCCAAAAATTAAATTCTAATACATCAATAATGTATAAAACATTTGTATATAGAATATAATAAAGAATATAGTTTGCTCTAGTTTTCTCAAAGCAGCCAATTGAATTATATTTTATATTACTATATTTTTCATATATAATATTTCCTGTTTCAAAAGCTAGTCTGTCGGTTTTAACTTCTAATTTTATTTTTTTATCGTTTTTATATATGATAAAATCAATATCCCATTTTTGAAATTTTCTCTCTGTCCTAACATCTTTAATTTTTGTTATAGTTTTATCTTGTTTAAGTAATTTTAAAGTTAGTTCTTCTCCAACGTTTCCGAGTATAATGTCTTTGTCAAAGCTCATATTTTCTCCTATTTCAATTCTTTTTTATCAACTGTTGCATAAATTTTCCCATATATTTCATCATTAATAAATATACGTTTTTTATTTCCTCTAGTTGATTTTATTGTTACTTTTTTATTTTTAAATCTTATATCTTCTCCAATATAAGTCTTTATTTTACTTTTCATAGTTTCTCCTTAGAAATCTTTTATTTTTTCGTAAAGAGATTTAAACTTTTTTTCTTTTTGTATTTCGTCTCTAAAGTTATTCCGTTGTTCAAGAGCTTCCTGATAATCTTCTATTTCTTCTGTAAGAAAACGAATTTCATCTTTAAGTTCTTCGACTTCTCGTAATAAGTCGTTTCTTTGTTCTAAAATGTCATAAAATTCTAAGTCATACATTAAACTCTAAACTCCTTGTTCTTATTTGTTACTATTTCAATAGGAGTTGTTTTATTTGCCTTGAACAATTCTTCTTTAGCTGCTAATTTAAGTTCCTCTTTACTACTAGCACTACCATGATGTAATAAAATTTTTCCTGTATTGATTTTTTTCATATAATCAATAAGTTCTGCTTGTTGTATATGAGAAGAAAAAGTTTTGTAAGAAATGATATCGCATTTTTTTTCATATATTTCTCTGTTTATTGTAACGCTATTTAGTCTTTTATTCTGAATCATACTTCCTAAAGTGTTTAAGCCACAATAACCAACAAATATCATGCAGTCATTAGGATTTAGTAATATAGATTTAGCATAACTTACTACATGACCTGCATTACACATTCCAGAGCTTGAAATTATCACCATTGGGATATCTTTCTTCTTAATAATGGTTTCGGTATCTTTAAATTCCTTAACAAAATGAAAATTACTCCAACTTAAAACCTGTTCCCAATATTCTTTATTTTCTCCTTTAAGTATTTTGCTATAAACTCCATTAATGTCGTTTAATAGTTTAGAATCGACTATAACTGAAATGTTGTCAAAATCTTTATCGTCTTTTAAATTATCATATAAAAATGACATAAGCATTTGACTTCTACTAAATGAAAAGGAAGGTATTAAAACTCGATGATTCATACTAGTATATTTTTTTATTTGTGTAATTAAATCTTTTCTTTCATTGATTACTTCTTTCTTAGCAAAATTTCTGTCTTTGTTACCGTATGTCGCCTCGAATATAGCTATGTCAGAAGTAGTTGAATATATTATATCGTCTAAGAACGGAGACTGCTTAGAATTGTAATTAGAACCTAAATCAGACGAATAAAATATCTTAGCAACCTTACCGCTTGGCTTTTTAATAAATAATTCTAATTGGCAAGAACCTACACAATGATTATTTGGCAAGAACCTAAATGAAAGAGTTTCATTTAATTTATGAATAATATTTTTTTCAAAGGTTCTAGTTTTATGAATAGCAGTATGTACATCTGTTTTATTAAAGAGTAAATCTAAATTCTTTCCTTTTTCATTTATTTTTTTTACATTTTTTAAATGTATTGTATATGTGTCATTAAGCAAAGGAATCATTAATTCTCTATTGTCTTCTGTTGCTATTACATTCCCTGTAAATCCTCTGTTAAAGGCAGTAGGGAGATTTCCAATATGGTCTACATGGACATGATTAACAAATATATATTTAATGTTTGAAAACGGAATTTTCTCAACCATTCTTTTATTTGTATTATAGTCAGACAACATAGTAGGACACCCTTGGTTCATTCCACATTCAATTAGGATATTTTCCCTTTCGTCATCTGAATTTACATATGAAACTAGCACGCATGAGCCAGTAACTTCGTCTCTGCTAGTCCCTAAAAACTCAATGATAACATCGTTGTTTCTCTTTTTCATGTCTAATCATTTCTCTTTCTGAATTTTTTCTTTGTCTTTAATTTTAACTGATAGATTTTCCCGTCTTCTTCAAATTCAAATTTCCCATTTCCTTGTTCTAAGAATTTAGCGACTGCAAATATTACATCTGCTGTTACATCCTCTGCATTTGAAGAAACTTTATATAATCCATTTTCAATCTCTAAGTAGTCTTTATCTACGAGGATTCTACCACTTTCATTTCCAAAAAGAACTCTTATAGGTTTTTCTTTTGTCATTTACATCCTTTCCATATGCCACCTAATCACAAGAAAAATAAAACATATTACCCTAATTAAAACACATTCTGCATCAATAAGTGGCATATTAATTATTTATTTGCTTATGTATTTTATAAGTTAATTATAGTATTTTTATTTCGGTATGTCAACTAAGAAAACTATACTTTTTCATAATCTATTATCCAATAATCTGTTACGGATAAATTAGTCCATTCTCCGTCAATTTTTTTTGTTCTAGGTTTTGGAACTACTTTTTTTATTTTAATTGCATCGTACTCTGACAATGGTATTTTATTAAACAAAGCTTTACTTATTTTTACTACCTGTTTGTTTTTATTTTTAGTATTATACAAAGTAAGTTTTGGAGAATATTTTGTATCTAAATCCATAACGACATAATATTTATTTTCTGTTATATGACTTGTTTCATTGTATTTTTTAAAATCGTATATAACCTTTTCAATGTCGCTCACAGCTTTATCATAGTTACTCATGATATCTAACATTACTTTATCTGTATCTACTTCTCTATATTGCTTAGGAGTTTTTTTATTAGCGTATTTTTCAATAATATAAGAATATGGATTTGTATTACTAAATTGTACTTTTTTATAAAACATTTCAAATACTTCATAACATTTTCTAATATATTGTGTGTTTCCAAATTCTTCAAAATATCCCATATCTATAAGTGGGTCTAATTGTCTTTTTGAGATTGAAGTTTCTTCTTTTATATCTTTTAATAGTTCTAAAAAATTATTATAGTGTTTAGCTTGAGAAAGTTTATATAATTCTATCGCACATTGTTGATTTATATTTTTAAAAGAAGTTATATTTTGAGTTATTTCATTCTTTTCAGGAATGTATTTAAACTCATAATTATTTTCTCCAAAAGCTATTTTACCTAATTTGATGCCAAAATTTTTCATTTCTTGTTTAAAGGCACTTACTTTATCTTTTTCTCCTTTTTCAGTATATGTTCTTAACATTACCTCATAAAATTCTCCTGGATAATATGCTTTTAAATATGCTTGTTCTACTGAATCTAAAGCCATCGCATAGCTATGCGAACAGTTAAATCCATATTTAGCAAAATCAACAACTATTTGATATACCTTAAGAGCCATATCCGAATTACCTTCTCCAGTTCTCTTGATAAATCCTTCTACGAATTGCTCCTTATATTTATCAACTAAAGGTTTTATTACTCGCCCCTTACAAGAAGGACAAATTGTCATTCCATCGTTACCTATAGTTCCACAATTTGCACAATAAGTTTTTTTCTTACTAATCATTTTGATAATGTCATATGTTTCCTTCATTGGAAATCCTGCAAATTCGAGTATTTTCATTAATTGTTCTTGATAGAATATGTAAGAATATGGCATTTCTTTTGTTTGTAAAAGTTCATCTAATTCTTTTATTCCGTACTCAAAAGGTTTTCTTGATATAAATTGTTTTACTAAAGATTTAAATGATGGTCTAATCGCAGCAACAAAAGCTGTTAATTCTACGATATTCTTAGGTTTATATTTTTTACATTTATTTCTACTTCCTTCTTGTTCTACCTGATTAACTCCTAATGTTAATCCCTTTGCATAGATATCCCAAACTTTATTATTGTTTTTTACAATATTTAATAATTCTGAAACAGAAGGTTGTGAGATTCCTATTCTTTTGTATATTTCGTTTGTTGTTTTTACCACTTCAACTTTTAAGAAATCTTCTTTCACAAATTGAAATGCATCCATGTCTCCACTTTCTATACAGACGCATAAAACCTCATTTCTCGTAGCCTCTGATTTAACTTTTATAATTCCAATTTCTTCCTCTAAATTAATTGAAGTCGTACAAAACCCACAAGGGTGTGGTCTCGCATTTGTTTTTATCCCAAGATATTTTTTACTCTCTTCTATTAAATAAGAATATTTAGGTTCAACAAAGTCTTCAATATTAATTTCTTCTAATAACTCTCCTGTATCGTCTCGTTCTGCATATTTAAGTTTTTCTTCGTACTTTTCAATTTGTTTAGAAACTTCATTTGCCTCCTCTGGGTTTACATCACAAGCTCTACAATAGAGTTTAAAAGCCGCTTTTGTTTTTAATGTTCCAAATGCCAATAAATCGTATGAACTTTTTTCTCCTAATAACTCTTTTTGAGCCATTATAAATGGTTGTCTATCTGCAACATTCCAATCTATATCTACTAGACTTTTACTTTTTAATATTCTGTCTTTTGTAAGGAATCTTTCAAATATAAGAGGAACTGGGGCATTTATTCTATCTATATTTGTAAATCCTAACAATTTGCCTATATAACATCCACCAGCAGAACCTCTTGAACTATGAGTTAAAATTCCCCCATATTTCTTAATTCCTAATCCAACTATTTTTTCATTTAATAAGAAATAATCTGACATATGGCAACCTATTATTTCAGATAATTCATATTCAATTTGTTCCTTATAATGTTTCCATTCTTTTTGAGGTATATTTATTTTTTCCTTTTCCCAATTTTCATATACAAGATTTTTCAACTTTATGTTTCTTTCTTCTTGAGATAAATCAGGATATACATTTGGTAATTTCAAATTCTTATCTAATACTATATTCTCAAAATCCAAAATTTTATTTGTGTTATCTATAGCAATAGATATTTCTTCGTCTGATAAAACCCCTTGTCTTTGAAAATTTTTAAACAGGGTATCGTAATCTGGATATGTTAAATCCCAACCACTTTCTTCTTCATATGATATTTTATAACTTTTTAAATAATTGTCTCTTTCAATCTCTTGACTTTTATCTATCATGTGAGAATCGCACCCTGCAATTATTTTTAAATCATACTCATAGCTTAAATTTAAAAGGTGTTGATTCCATTTCTTTTGAGTTTCTACATTGTGTGCTTGAACTTCTAAATAAAAATGTGGAAATCTATCATTTAACATAAGTATTATATCGTCTATATCCTCATATCTATTAAAAGCTATGCAGGCAGTAGTTATCATTACATCGTTTGGAGGAAGACTCATAAGGAGTTCTAAATCTACTCTAGGCTTATAATAGTACCCATCTTTATTCGCCTGACTTGTAATTCTATTTATGGCTTTTCTTCCGTTATTATTTCTAGCCAAAAGAACTATATGTCCATTTGCCTTATCTTTTTCGAAACGATTTTGAACCCAATATGCCTCACATCCTGCAATTATTTTTATAGGCTCTAAACCTCTATCAATTCTTTTTTTATTAAATTTTTCTACTTCTAGGTAATGATTATAAAACATTCCCATGTATCCATGTTCTACTGTTGAATATGCTTTATGTCCTAATTCTGCAATTCTTTCTAAATATTGTTCTACAGATACAGTTGAATCTTGTACAAAAGCATTTGAGTAATAACTATGTTTGTGATAATTAACATATGTTTTCATAAAATCGCTCCTTAATCTGTTATTTCTACTTCGTATTGATACATAGCATCATAAAGCTTTTGTGGTATTTGAGTTTTATATTTATTGGCTAATTCCTTAATTGTTTTTTCTTTATATTCTTTATATGCCATAAATGCTTCTTCTGGAGTTTTATATCTTCCTAAAGAAATCGTGTTATTGTTTATTCCAATGCTAGATACAAACACTTTCTTTTTAGTTTTATCGCAATGCACTCCAATCGGTAAATTTCCTCTACATGTTTCTCTCTTAATAAAAAGAAGATTTATCTCTTGGGGAACAAATACACATGTTTTAGGACTATATATTTTATTACCTTTAATTAATATATCCTTATCTAATTGCATATTTTGTCCTTTTATCTCATAATAATTTTCTTCATACCATTCTGCAAAGTTTTGGAAATTTAACCATTTATCGCAAACTTTACAGTTTTCGTATGTTTTTTGTTTTTTCTTATAATTTTCATCGTAACATCTTAATAGCATTTGAGTCCGTTTGAGATATGGTTTTGTTCTTTTTTTGTTTATCTTTGTTGGATATTTTCCTTCCCCTAAATATCCTTTCCCATATGCTCTCTTTTCATAAGGGCAGCGAATTTGTCCTGTTTGGAATGGTTTATATTTAACATTATATTTCGTGTAATTATATTCTGGAAAATATACATCTATATCCATATTATTTCTGTATTCCTTTATAATCATTTTGCTTCCAAAATTATTATGTCTTTCTTCTCCTGTCCTATCTATTTTTTTGCTCATAAAAATTATTCCTTTCTACCAAAATGAGAGAGCTAAGTTACTCTCTCACCGTCTGTTAAATTATGTTTTTATTTTTAGCAGCTTGAATCCAACTTGGAAACTCTCCTAATAATTTAGTATATAGTTCTTCATCAGATAGATTTGCTATTTTATTTACATTTAAAAAATCTGCATTATCAACAACTCTTCCAGTCATTTCATCTAGTTTTTCTAAGAAATGAAAATCTTCATATCCAATCCCAATAAACTGCCAAAAGATACCTAATTTTGAAGAATCTTTAATAACTTGAGATGAATTTACTTTATCCCATGCATCTCCATCTGTAATAAATATCACAAATGTTGGAATATTATCTTTGTAAGTTTCATGTTGTTTTATTATTTCTTTCATGACAGGAGCATAATTAGTTCCACCCATTTCGTATTTTTTTAAAATTTTATTTTTATTTATATAATTGTAAAAATTGTTTATATTTAATGAAGGAATTTGCCAAGATTCATTTGAGAATAAATGTAGCTCAACTTCTCCGTTGTCGTCAAATTTTAATCCTAAAGGTAATAATCTATTCAAAACATCTTGTACTGCTCCATTTTTGTATAAACTTCTCATTGAGCCAGAATAGTCAAGTGCTACAACAACTCTTGCAGTTAAATTATTCAAAGGTGCTTTCTTTAAACATATCTTGTTTAATGCTTCTTTTCTAAGATTAATTTTTTCTAATTCTTTTGTTTTTGGATGTTCAGAAGATGAAACTGTTTCAATTTTCATTTCAACTTTATCATCTTTATTTCCAAATAATTTGTTAAATAATCCCATTATATCAACTCCATTTCATGTTTTATTAATAATATTTTTATTTAGGTTCGTCAACTAATTTTGCAAAATTCCAACTTATCGGAGATTTAATTCCTGTTGTCCAAGAATCCATTCCAAGTTGAAAAGCATATACTTTTCCATTTTCGAATTTTGCAAATCGTCTTTTAAGCCATCTATCATTATGAAATTCTCTTACCAATATTTTAGCATCGACTGGAACTTTTGTCCAGTCAATTTTTGGTTCTTCTTTTAATTTTAAATCATAATTATCTAATAAATAACCAATAAAACAATCTCTATAGTTTTCTAATGTACAGATTCTCTCACAATCTTTTTGTTCACAATATTTATCAAATCTGTCATTTAATTGTGTTCTATTCATATTCTCACCTACCTTAATATATTGTTAAGTCTAATTCTTCATCACATTTATCGCATTGTATTACAACCTTTGTAAATATCTCGTTAGGTCTTAATACAACTTGATAATAACTATGACCTGTCATTTTATAGTGTTCATGTCTGAATTTTTCCATTTTTTCTTTTTGAGATTTAGTTAAGACATAAACTGATTGTTCTTCCAAATTTTCTATTTCTTTTTTAAGCTTTTCAATTTCTTCGTCTTTATTAAAGTTTTTTAATTTTTTTACTTCTTTTCGTAAATCAACAATTACATCTTCCAAATATTTATTGTAATTTTCTAAATCTTTAAAGATATCTTCTAATGGTTTAATAGTTGTTAATTTAAAATTGCCATTTTCGTCTCTATCACAACGTTGAAATTTATAATCTACTTCTGCCATATTCTCCTCCTAACTTAATCACAGGTTTATTATTTATTGTTGGTTTAAAATTAAAGATAGATTTTTCATCTATATTCAATTCACCAAAATACTTTAGCTCTGGAATTATTTGTTTTAAATTTTCTACCTGTTTTATTATATATCTTCTTTGTTTATAATATTTCTTAACAGATTCTGTATATTGTTTGTCGTATTTTTCTATAGCATTTTTTGCATTTTTAATATATAAATTTAAATTCTTTTTATCTCTAAAAATCCAAAACGAAAAACGTTTAATATGGCTTATATTAGGATTGTAAAGATATCTTCCGACTGAATAATAAGTATGGTATTTATTTAAATTTATTAACTCCATAAACTTTCTAATATTACGTTCATCAATAGAATTTATTTTTATTGGCTTTCCTTTGTCTTTTTTTGGAGTTCTATTTTTGTTATCAACCCATTCTTCGTGGATATTAATTACAGGAGTAGTTTTATCTGAAGTCATTTCAAGAGAAATTTTAATATTGTTTAATTTAAATTTAATACAATCCCATTCTAACTTCCAATCTATTCCGTTTGGAAACGTTACTTTTGCAAATTTTAATAAGATATCTTTATTATTAAATACTTCTTTTATATCACACAATTCTTTCCATTTAGATTCTGTTATTGGTTCTAATTTTAAATTTTGTATTGTATATCTTTTGTGATGTAAACTTACCAAATCACCTGTAATTTTTGTTAAGATTTTTTGTTTTGAACTTTCAAAAGACTTTGTGTTCTCATTTTTAATATATTTATCACCTTTTACAATCACAATTTATAACTCCCTTCTAAAGTTTTTTAAAGCATCTTCCAATTCGTCATCTACAATATGAGTATAAATCATAGTAGTTGATATATCTGAATGCCCCAATGCTTTTTGAACTAATCGTATATTTTTAGTCGCTTTAAGTAAGTCTGTAGCAAAAGTATGTCTAAGTGTGTGACATGAAATATGTTTAGTTATTCCTGCTTTTTTTGAATAAGTTTTTATCATAGTATCCATAGTCTTGCTATCTATTGGATTATGATTACTAGTACAGAAAACCAATTCACACTTTCCAAATCTTTCAAATTCTTTTGATTTCCAGATTTGAAGTTTATTTAACATATTTTCACTAATCCACAATATTCTATCTTTTGAATTCTTACCTTGAACAACTTTAATCTGCCCAGTCATTAAATTTATATCCTTCCATTTTAAATGTGTCATTTCTGAAAGTCTTAATCCAGTACATAAAAATAATTCAATCATAGTTTGATTTCTGTACGGATAAAAATATCTTGTATTAAAAACATTAATTAATTGTCTTTGTTCATAATCAGTAAGAACCTCTGGTATCTTTCTTGATTTAATTTTTCTTTCCATAATAAATCTCCTTTTACCCTATTACCCATATTATATAGAGATTACGGGGTTATTAGCAAGGATTTTATTATATTTTTAATTAAATATATAAAATATGGTGTTATTCACACATTTTTTATTGTAAACGGAAAGTTTGAAGTTTTGATTTTTTCTAATTTCAATTCTAAGAATTTCAAGATATAAATACTCAACCGTATTTTTAAAACTGCTCTCACAAGCTCTCACGAGGTCGCCTTACTGATAATCGCTGTCAATTATTTTTTATTTAAAATAAAACCACTTACAGTCCATTTCTTGACATCGTAATTAGTATCATTTACTTTTTTAATGTTTTCCATTATTTCTTTATCATCAGAATTAAATTCGATAATCCTATTATCTAAATCTAATAGATTATATGTATCTGCTTTAATAATACTTAATGGAATCGCTTTATAATAATACGTTATCCAGCCTCCATTACCCCATCCACCACAATCATGGTCCTCTAATTTATAAACTTCTATTATTACATAATTTATATTTCTTATTTCATAAACTGAACCTAAATCTAATATACTATTCATATGAATACCTCTTACCACCATAATGTATTTTTACATAAATCATATATTTTCCATATATTTTCTATTTTTTCTTTAACGTACTTGTCTTCTCTTTTTTCGTCAAATGGGTCTAATGTTAATTCTAATTTCAAACCTTCAATCATTCTGTCTATACATTGTCTTTGTGTTAATTCTTCATTATTATATTCAAATACATGAAAGTCTAAATCAATTACTTTTTCTGCTATTTCTTTGTATCTACACAATCTTTCATATAATAATAGTTCCATAGTACGGTCTAAAGACCATGTTTCTCTTTCATCAAAACCTATTTCTTTTCTTTCTTTTCTCCATTTTTCTTTTCTCTTGTCGTTTCCATTCCAGCCCCAAGGAGTGTCCTTTAATTCTATACCTATTTCTTTAAGATATTTTCTGCCCATTTATTCCTCCAATACATATATATTTTTATATAAACACATAGCATTTAAGTCTTTTATATCTGTATTTGTATGCATATGTCCAAAGAACCAATATTTATAATTTGTTTGTGTTTTCACGTAATTCAAAAAATTAGACATATCGTCAACTCTATAATCTCCACCTAATCTTATTAATGCATTTGAGAAACAGGTGTGAGTTATTATATAGTCAACATTGAAATTATGTTTTTGTAAATTAAGCATTGCATTTTGATATTCTTCGATGTTAGGAAGTTCTTGTTTCCACCAACTTTTTCCTTCTGTACGAAACTCTTTGTCAGTTGATGCTGCTCCACCAAAAGTAAAGAACTTCTTGTTGTTAATTGTATAAATTTCTCCTCTCATAAGATGTATGATATTTTCTCTTATGACTTGAACTTTCCCACTATACATTTCTGATACAGGATATTTATATAACAAGTCAAAATTTTCATGGTTTCCATCGACAAATAATATCTTTATTCCTATTTTGTTCATGTAATTAAGTCTTTTTTGCTCTTTATATGAGCCATCCCAAATATGTCCAAAATCTCCACATATAATTAAATGGGTAATTCCAAGTTTTTTGGCATTATATATTTGTCTAAAATCCCTATCTCCATGAACATCTCCAGTTATTCCTATTTTCATAGTCTGCCCTCACAATTATTCTCAACCTTTATAAGCACAATTTTTTACCACTATACACCAATCACCTGATTTATATGGGCAAAATCCTTTCTTACTGCATTCGTTAGTAGATTTTGAACTGTTGTCATTTGTTGTGCTATTATAAAAATAATCTTGATACTTACAATTCTCTATACTATGACATTCTCCATTTGAATATCCCACACAACCACTTATTCCTCTAAAACATTTCATAATTCATAATTCATCTCCTTATGTTTATTAATTTATCTAATTCTTTTACCTTATTATAAAATCCTTGAATATCTATTTTTTCAATAAGCCACTTAGATGCTATATTTCTCATTTGACTTGAATTAGTATATTCAATAAATTTAACAATTTCAAATCCATCAAGTACATTTACGATAACTGTATCTCCAAACTTTAAATCCTGTTCTATTGTTTTGAAAGCATATAATTTTGTCCCACCAGTAAAATGACATAATGCTATTTTTACTTTATTTTCTTTTGAGTCTTTACCAAGATTGTCAATATTTTCTCTTAAATGTTCCCAAGCCATAATCTATCCTCCTAGCAAACATATCGCAAGTATAACTAAAATTATTAACATAATGAAATCTGTAATAATTCTTTCCATTTCAAACCTCCATATAAATACATTATGAATAAATTGCAGACCCCTTAGAATTGATTCTAAGGAGTCGTATTTTTTATTCTTTTTTATTTTCATCTGGACTTGGTAAGATACACCAAATCAAAAACCAAAGAACTCCATTGACTGGATATGTTGTATCTAAAAATTCCATTTGCGGGAAATTAGAAACATCTAATAGCCAAATAATTATTAAAATACTATAAAATACTTTATACATTACAAATCAGTCCCTTTGAATAAATTAGAAAAAATATATTCAAGAACATCTACAATTATTGAATTTCCAGCCATTTTATATTGTTGAGTATCTGATATTTTTGCATTTTGAATTAAATCAATTTGATAATCTTTAAGTCCCATTAATCTAAAACATTCTCGACAAGTAAGTCTTCTGATTCTGAAATTTCTTTGCATAACATAATTGTCTTTAGATACACTTGTAAGAGTATTTGTACAGTCATTTCTATTTGGTTCTAATCTCTGTTCCAAATCGTCTCCTGCGATTCTACGAGATGGATTATCGACATTTCTTCCTCGACTAGCAACACAACAAGGTAATTCTTCTTGAGTTAACTCAATATCCGAATTTTTTAATTGGACTTTTTCTACTATACAAGGCTCTCTATAACCTCCTTGTGCAGTATCTAAAGTTGGAGATAGTTGTTCTTTATCCCGCACACTCCCTGCTTGATGTCTTGATTTTTCATCGTCAAAAACTCCACCTAGTCGAATTGGATTTATATCTTTATTATCTGTTAAATATAATCCAGTTGGGCCACCTAATCCTCCACCATTAGAGGTTTGACTGCAAGCTATTCCATTTTCGTCATATACTCTATTTCCTTGTGGGTAATTTCTTGATAATTTCTTGCCGTCTCCTGCCCAATCTTTTTCTCCAATTCCACCTACAAAATTTAGTTTATCTATTAATATTTTAGGGGCATTATTACTTCCAATACCATTTCCTTTTATTCCTGTTCCAGCAGAAATTGTTGGAGATATTCCATTTGAGCTATATATATTGCCATTTTGCCCATTACTAGGATATATATTTCCTAGTTTTTCCACTAATATTTTAGGGCAGACTCCTCCGCCTTGAGAGGTTGGAATAGTAGGAGATATTGTATCCGTATCAATAAACTCTTCGTATTTTTTAGAAACGAATTTATCATTATTTGATTCAACTATCTGTTTAGGTTGTTTATAATCTCTAGCAGATAAAGTTGAGATACATTTATCTGGACTATAACACCATGCAGAAGTACATTTATCATAAATTATGTTTCCGTTTTTATCATAAGGATTTGGAGCAGTAGTTCCAATCACTTCTAAATCTTCATTATTAAGTCTGTTCTTTGGAAAAGCAAGAAATCTATCGTGCATTTCTTGTGGCAAATAATATTTTTCATCTACTTTATCTTCTAACATATCTTTAAGTCTTAATTCTAATGGGAATCCTTTTGGAAACTCATACGGAGTATGCTCTCCATGTATACTTATCATAAAAACTCTTTCTCTGTTTTGTGGAATTCCAAAATCCTTTCCATTAAGAACAGAATAGTAATTTGTATATCCGAGAGATTCTAAATATTCACACCACTTATCAAAGAATGGTTTAAATTTCTTTCCTACTAGGTTTTTTACATTCTCCATAAATATAAATTTAGGACGACAATATTGAATGATTTTACTGCATTCAACTAATAATGAACTAGCAGTTTTTGTTATTTCCTCTGAACCACAATTAGGACATTTCGATGTGAAATTTGTTTCAAAAGGATTAAACTTAGTTTCACATTTTTTACAAGTCCACATTGCTCCTTTTGTTTTCCCTGCTACTGAAAAATCAGTACAAGGAGAACTTACTGTAAATAAATCGTGTTTTGGAATATCTTCTACTTTGATGTTACTTATGTCTCCCAAATTCTTACTTCTAACACAGGCTTCATATAGCTGCCTTATTTGTTTTTCAGACTTCGGCAACATACATTTTTCTTTCTTTGAATCCCATGCTATTCTTTTATTTTGTAAATACTCTACCATTTCTTCTTTTGTTTTTTGTTCTACTTCTGTATTCATATTATGTCTATGTAATGCATCATAAGCAATAATAGCATATTTATCAATTTCAGAAGTTGCTACTACTTCATAATCAATGCCTATATTTTCTAAAGCAATAGATTGTGAACCATAACCACTAAAAGATTCAAATACTTTTAATGTCACTAAAATACCACTCCTTTTACGATTAAAGGTATGTAGCTATTTAAAACATCCACATACCTTTTTTATATTAACTCAATAGACAGTTGGCAACTTTTATTTTTCTATTGAGTTTTAAACTCTTGCTATAAATTCTTCTCTGTCTTTTATCATTTTTTTAAGTTGTTTTATTTCTGCCTTTGCATAAGCAACTCTAAAACCTGTTTCTCTACAAAATACATCATGTTCACTACATCTTGCAGTTGCTTTTGTTCCATCATTAAGTTTTACAACTGTAACTCCTTTTTCTTCGTTAAATATAACTTTAGTTACATCTCCTTCACTAAGAAGTGTTACATATGATGGCATTTCATAAATAGTGTTATTATTTTTCATTTGCTTTTGTTCCTTTCTTGTTATTTTCTCAAACCACTTAGGAGAGAAACTACGACTCACTCCATCTATAGAAATACTATAATTTCCCCAATGATTGACTGTTGCATCGTATATTTCACCTTTTTTGATAAAAGCAACATTTTGTATTGCTCTAACTTTCATGTTCCCACCTCATTTCAATAATTTTTGCATAAGGTTGTTTATTCTTTCGTTGTCTAAATTCAACAATAAGTTCAACATTTAATAATCCTGTTTTTGAAATTTCATCTAAAACTTCATTATACCAAGCTAAAGAACCAAATTCTTTAGTAAATTTAACATCTCCTATTATTATGTTATAAGTTGAACTTCCTGCTCTAACTATGCTTTCAGGAGTTAAACAAACTCCTTTAAGAAGGTATTTTGGTGGCTCTATTTGATTGCACCATAATTCTTCATAATTAGCTATTTCTACTACATCTTCAAGAGGTATTTCATTTACATAAATATTTTCTACTTCCTCTTGATACTCTTGCATATCTAAATTATTGTCACAGTATTCTAAAAATTTAGGTATGTTTTCTTTTTTAATCTTATGTCCATGTGCATTATTATGTCCACGAACCCATTCAAACAATTGACTTTTTTCACAAAAAGATTTAAAATCAGATAATTGTTCTGTTTTTATACTTCTGCTGCTACCACTATAAATTCCATTATCTAAAGTAGAAATCATAATTGGCTTTTTATATATATCAAGCATTTTGTTACATAATAATCCTTTTATTTCCTTTGGAACAATGTCCGTCCCATCTATAAAAATTACAGGTTTTTCATTTGCTTTTGTCTCTTCTACAATGTCATTGAGTAATGGAATAATTTCTTTACTGGATTCTCTTTGAATTCTTTGATATCTACTACCAATAGTGTAAGTTTCTTGTTGATATGTCTTTTTATTTGGTAGTAATTCTTCAACTCCAATCATTGCATTAAAAAGAATTTCTTTTTCTTCTAATGTCCCATATCGTATAATTGCATTTATCTTTGGGCCTATTTCAAATCCAAACTCTGTAATAGAAAACTTATCTTTGCTTTTCTTTTTAAGTTTTTCTTTGAAAAGTTCAATTAATGGATTAGTTATTTTGCTTATTTTCGAACCTTGAGAAAGATAATATCTATTTTCAAAACTAAATTTCATATCACACACATCTGTAATAAGACTAAGAGCAACTAAGTCTAAATATTTACTTCTTAGCTTTATTCCTTGTTTTTTAGCCACTTCACTAAAAAATTTATATGTGACTCCAGTTCCTGATAGATATTTATTTTCTACAATTCCATTCTGACAGTTTACTAGAACAATATTATGTAAACTATTTAATTCATCCATTGGCAATTCAATTATATGATGGTCCAGTATTAGTACACTAATACCATGTGTTGAAATTTCTTTTAATAATTTAATATTATCTGAACCCGCATCTGGAATTATCAGTAATTTTACATCTGAATTTAGAAGTTTATCTACAACCTTTCTTGTAAGTCCATGAGTTTTGCCGTCTTGAAGTATATAAACAATATTTTCATATCCAAATTCGTCTGTTGTAACTTGATATACTATAGAAGAAGAACAATAACCATCTGCATCTACATCTACTAAAGTGGCAATTAATTCATTATTTTTTATTGAATTTAAATACATATCAATCCCTTTTTCAACATTATAATGAGAAATACTTTCTACCATTTTTTTAGTTGGATTTAAAAGATTATTTACTTCTTCTACAGTCAATCCTCGATTAGTCAACATGTTTGTTTTAATGTCCTCTGTTGTTTTATTTAACTTTATCTTCATATCTTAATTATATATTTTTTATATTAGTATGTCAACTAATTTTTGGAAATAAAATAAGACTATTAGAAATAATCCAATAGCCTTGATTATGTTATTTTGCTAACTTACAATATCTGTATGCATAAATTTCATCTGCTGTCCAAGAAGACATTCCTTCTTGATAAGCATAAAAAGTTCCTTTATCATAAAGAGCAAAATGAGCTTTCTCCCATTCTTCATCCGTAGAGTCTCTTACAAATACTCTTGTGTCTTTTGGAACTTTACTCCAATCTACCTTTTTTCGTTCCCATATTCGCCATGTAGTGCCATTTAAATTAATAACTACAGATGATATATCCCATTGTTCCATTCCTTCTATATGGCTTAAATTTGAATCATATGACTTTAATGGGATTCTATAATTTTTCTCTTTTATAAGAGATTCTTTATTGTGCGAAACGAAATACCAAATTCCATTTTTTAACTGTATATTCATTCCTGGACATAAGAAGTCTTTTATATTTGTAAAGTCAATTCCTTCATCATCTATTAGATAAACATTCCCTGTAAAAATACTTCTAACTAAATAAATCAATTCTTCTGTATTTTCCTCTACTTGACTCCCTAAGACAACAACTTTTTCTCCGTTTTCAGGTAATTTATCATAAGAGAATGAAGGAAACCATTCTTTAAAATATTTACTAATAAATTCAGTATATGTTGGTCTTGTACATAGAGAATCTATAATTCTAGCATACTTATAATTATACATTTTTTATTTCCTTTCCGTTTAAGTTTGTCAACTATTTCATGATATATCTCGTATACCAATCTCTATAAGACTCTTTATTGGATTCTATATTCCAAAAATCAAGATATTCCTCAAAAGATATTTCAATCTTCCAATCACAAATATCCCAACTTTGAAACACATGTTTATATGTATTCCCGTTTGGAATTTCCTTTACATAAAATCCAATATAATCATCTGTATCATAGTTGTTTAAGTGGAGATTTTGTACAAGCTCTCTATTATATCGTCTAATGATTTTATTACTTAATTTTTTATATTTCTTTCCTGTTTTATCAAGACAAATTGGTATTTTCTTAAAGCTCTTGCTCATAAAAATCCTCCAATCTGATTCTTTCTTTGTACAATTGTTCAAATATTTTCTTACCTTTATCTGATGGACTATCCTTATAATCGAGGATATTATTGGTATCCCAAATAACATAAACATCAACAATCCCTCTTAAGTCCATTGTAATTTTCTTTATTTTTTCTTTCCAAATATAATATTCTTCGTCCCCCGTTTTTTGAAATTGCTTATCAAAAGCTATTGTAATATCTTTAACTCCATTATCTATAAGAATTTTCTTTTGAAAAATATTTAAAGCACTTCCACAAACTGCTACTGCTAAATTTTTATCTCTATAAAATGAATCCATCTGTAAAACAGATTTCTCACCTTCAAAAATAATTACCTTTTTCTTTTTTTTAATGAACTTTTTATTAAAATTAAATCCATATAAATTCTTTGATAATGCATGATTATAAGATACTCCATGATAAGTCAAAGGAATATACTTTCCATATTTTTCAGATACCTTAGAATCTAAATTTCGAACTCTAATCCCTACCACTCTATGTCGAGAGTTCCAACAAAAGTGTGGAATTATAATTTGATTACGTTCTATGTCATATCTTATTTCATATTTTTGCATAGTTTCTTTTGTAATGAATTCAGATTCCCAACACTTAATAGTTCTGTTACTAAATATTCTATGAAGGAATGGTTTATCTATTGTAGGTAAAAATTCTATCTCAATGTCGTCTACAGTTTGTTTTTCAACATTCTCTATGCTTGAATCAAAATCAAACTCATAACCTTCTCTTCTAAGATTTACAAATTCTAATATAATATCAGTAGCAGCAGATTCATTACAGTTTTTATTTTTCATAACTAAATCAAGAAGTGACCCGATATTATTACAATGAGTCCTACAAAAGAAAAGATGATTACTTTTAAAATAAACTAAGTTATGGCTATCTCCACCATGACAAACTTCTGTAGAAAAGACTAATCTCTCGTTATTTTCAAATAAAATGTCGGCATCAAAGACTATTTTCATGAAGTTAACGATATCGTTACTTGAGAAGGAATTTATTATTTGTTCAATCAATAACTAAGTGGCCCTCTATATACATGACTGACATAGCCAATTTCTTTAAACCAGCCTGTTGTCCCATTAAATCTTAATAAAATAATCATTCCATCTCCCCCTCTTCGTGATTTTGTAAGAAATACAAGTCTATAGTCTTTCTTTAAATCTTCTTCATCAAATTGTATATATTCTCTTTCATATTCTTCTGTTACTTCGTTGTATTTAAGCCTATATGGATTTAAATAATATTTTTTATTTTTTTCATCTAGTTCTAAGTCGTTTATTACCCTTCTAACGAGAAATAATAAATCTGCCACAGTAACTATTGCCTTACATTCAGAAAGCTCTCCTACGGTCAAATAAGCGTTTTTATCAGTAGTAGCGGGAGTTAATTGCATAGTTAAAAAAGTTAATATTTTATATTTATTTCCAAATTTATCTATTTGTTTCGCATTTTCTAATATTTTTCCAACATATTGTGCATCTGCCATATCTTCACTTTTGAAAGTATCTACCAGTATTCCAGTATATCCTTCATGAGTTACTAAACTTGTTGCTACTTTTAGAATTTCACTAATGTCAAAGTCTTCTAACTCATAAAAAGTCAATAGTTCGTCATATTCTCTATCTTGAAGGAATTTTTTAACTTTTTTCATAATTTCAAGACTTTCGGCATCAAATTCCCCATTAACAATGTCACTTCTTCTTAGGTTTTTATATCCAAATACATTATAAGCTACAAATGAATATAAGATAGTCTTAAAATATAAAGAGCCTTGTTCATTGGAGAACATAACTATTTTCTCTCCTTGATAGATAAGCGGTAGAATAATATCAATGAAAGTTAAAGTTGATTTCCCTATACCTGAATAACCAGCTATAAAAGAAACTCCTCCACCTTTGCCCATTCCTGATGTTTTATTAGAAGTAAGAGGAAGTCCATAAATATATCTTGGCTCTTCTGAATCTCCCATCCCGATTTCTTTGTCTGTATATTCAAATATGACATTGTATGGAGTTCCTGCTTCAACTTTATCTTGCAAGTTTATTATTTCTTCATCACTAAACAGAAGACTTTCTCTTTTATATTTTTTATTAATAGACTGAACTTCTCCTTTTGCAACTATTCCTTCGTAAAAAGCTCCAACTTCTGCACAAGTCCATGTAGAAAATAAATCTAAAGGAGAAATCATAGTTCCCTCTATTTCAATTTCTTCAACTAAATCAATGCCTTTTTCATCTAAATATAATAAATAATTATTTTTTGCTAAATTATCTATATATGCATCTATATTGTTTGGATTTGAGTTATCTATATATTCTTCTATTGCATCCCAACCACCATATTTTTCATATTTAATCTTAGATTCTTTGTTTCCTGAAATTAATTCCATGATGCTAAATTCATCTAATTCTTTATATTTTTTACTGATAGTTTTTGCTATGTTAAAAAAGAATTTAATTTCTTCAATTCTAAAATCTTTGTCACTTATTTTATTGTAAGTTCCATAAAAATCTAAGTTGCTTAAGAAACCTCCTAAGACAAGAGATTCTATTTGCTTTCTATTCTTTGTTATTATCTTGAAGTTTTTCATTTATTTTATCCCTCAATGTTTTTCTTCTATTATTTTTTACCTTTGTTTGTTCTTTAAAGACTTCTACAGTTGGAGTATATTGCTGCTCCATATTTGCTCTAGTATTATCTTTGTGAATCCTAGCTATGTTGTTTTCTATTACTGCACTAAGATAACACAATTTTTGATAAGGGGTCTCTATGTCATACTTCATTTTACTTTCAAGATAAATATCATTAACCATTTCAACTAAACAACAATATATATCTGTTTTTGTGTAACCTTGATTCAAAATATCATTCATTTTCTTTGCTTTACTACTATGTGCTATTTTGTCTTTTGCTAAGACATCAAGTGCAAACATGATAGTTTTCCATGTGTCTAAATCTATTCTATACTGTCTTGCCTCTTCTTTATTGCAAAAATACCAGTTTTGAGTTTTACTCCCTACAGAAACTTCTTGCTTAAAAGCCTCTGTATTTAAAATTTTTTTATTACAATATTTACATTTAACAGTTCTAGCCATAAAAATAGGCGAACCCGAAAGCTCACCTATTCCTTTTCTATAGTCTATTACCTTTTGTCTTTGTTGGAGTAGCTTTAACTGGTGATTTTCCACTATTTGAATTTCCGTCATCGTCCTCTACTTTGAAAGAAATGCATAATAATGATTGCAAAGTATAACGTTTTAAATAAGTCATAGCAGAACCCCAAGCCTGTATATCTGCTGGGTTTTTTGGAGCAAAGGTAGTTGAATCATATTCTATAAATTCTCCATCCTCATGGAAAAGAATTGTTTTTACTGTAAGTGTTGGTTTCTTATCTAATCCCATTTTACCATTAATCGGAGCTTGTACGACTACTAAGCCATGTTTTGCTAGGATTGGTCTTGTCTCTTTTATTATCGTAGATAAATCTGCATAACTAGAATTGAAGAAAGGGTTTTCACTACTTTTTTCAACCTCTTTTAATTCCATTTGTGTAGCTACCAAAGCAGGAAGTAATTTTCCTTTGTTAAGATTGAATTTAACTCCCGATTCTTTTTGATAATCTTCTATTATAGAACTCAACATTTCATTTTCTTGTGATAAAACAGCCACTTTTTTAAGTGCTGTTTCTTTTTCTTTTTTAAGGTTTTCTAATTCTTCATTAACAACTGGTGTTTCTTTTACTTCTTCCATATTTTCTCCTTTCCTAGAATGGTATGTCATCGTCAGTTATTTCCATTTGTGATGATGTGTTTACTTCTTCTTCTTGTTTTTTAACCCATTTCTCTTTGGCTCTAGCTAATTCTTCTTCATAGGCTTTTTCTTGTATTTCAACAAGTTCTTTTGTAAAAGGATATTTTTCATCTGAACATATTTCTTTATCTAATACAGAAAATTCTCCATTTTCAAGAGTTTCTTGTACAGGTGGTTTCCCTCCTTTTATTTCTAAAAAGGATTCTGTTTTTCTAGTATTGCATTCACCAAATGCACCTGTTTCTTCTACCATATGAGAACTAAATTTTCCTTTAAAGAAAGCTACATCTCCAACTTTATACATTTTTTTGAATACTTCTATATTGTCATAAGTTCTAGCTTTAACTATACTCCAAGCAGCATTTGTTCTGTCTTTTTTAACCCATTTATTTATAGCTAAAGTAACTAATAAATAAGGTTGTCCGTTTAAAGAATCTTCCATTTCTACAATTTCTTTTATAAGAGCATATGCTTTCCAGTTTTGAGTTTTATAGATATTGAATTTACTGTCTGATTTTCTATTACAGAATTGGCAGTCTATTCTATATCCTTGCACTAATTCGCCCTCTTTATTGTAGTAAACATTTCCTATTAAAGAACCTGTACATCTAACTAATTCTCCACCTTCTTCATTTTCTGCTCTAGTTTCTAGGTCATTCCCTAAAGTTTTCTTTCTCATATAATCTTGAGAAGGTGTTCCATCAAAGTTAAATTTTCTTGAATTAATATCAACAACTTTACTTTCGTCTTTTCCTGTTTCTACTTGAATTTGATATGATAACATTTCATTGTCAAATTCAACTCCATCTGCATCTTTAGATTTAATTGGAGTTATTCTTGGATTAAATAAATCAAGAACTTCCCCAGATATAACTACTTCATTAAATTTTATTTTAGCCAAATATATCAGCCCCCATCTAAATATTATTTATTGTCATTCAAGATTTTAGTGCCTGAGTTTTTAGCAACTTCTAAAGCAGTATTATTTATTTTTTCATAAGCTTTATCTAATTTAGAAGATAAGTCTATATTTCTTTGTTTTTCAGTTGATAAGCTATCTTCTAAGATTTCTATTTTATTTTGTAGTTTTTCTATTTCAGCACTATGTTTATTTTCTAAAGCTCTCTTTTCAAATACATTTGATTTAGATTCGTCTTTCTTACCTTTTTCTAAACCTTCTTTGTATTTTTCTTCTGCAAGAAGTTTTAACTCTGTTATTTCTTTATATAAATTAGAAATTTCTTCTTCTTTATTTGCTATGTCATTTTCCCTAACTTCAACTGCTCTTTCTTTTTCTCTGATAGCAATTTCTCTTTCTGTCTTTTGAGTTTCATATTCTCTTTGTTCTGCTTTTCTCTTTTTATCTCTTTGGAATATATATTCTTTTTCTTCCTCTTCTCTTTCTCTTTGAGTTTCAAGTTTTGAAGTTTTTATTTCTTCGTTAATAGATTCTAATTCTGCTTTATGTTTTTCTAGTTCTTCTTTATGTACTATTTTTAAAGCATCTAAAGTATTTAAATTAACTTCTATATCATATAAATCTTTTATTCTTTTCTTTATAGACACTTCTTCTTCTTTTAAAGCATTATATCCGTCTATTATTTCTTGTGAAAGAATTTCTTTCCCTACTAGGTTATTTACCTTTACTTTTCTTTCTGTAGCAACTTTTTCTTGAGCTACATCTACTGCTGTTTTCTTAGAGTTTCTTTCTGCTTCAAGTTGTTTTTCAACTTCTTGTAATTTTTCAAAAATCTCTGCTTTTGTTGATTTCATATTTACTTTCGCCATTATAAAATCCTCCTGTTTTTTTATTTTATTAATGAATTTTATATTAAAAAGAAATCATAATATGGTAAGGATTCAAAGAAAGGAATTAAATCTTTGGACCATTCAGATAATTTATGGTGTCTACGTTGGGGAATCATAGTTGTTAATTGCAAATAGTTCATTGTGATTCCCATAGACATTGTAAATCCGTCTGGTAAACTATTTATTATTCTTCTCCATATTTGTTTCTTTTTGTCTTTATTTTCTTCCTGTTCATACTCACATTTTAATTCTTTGATTACAGAGATACATCTTGGGTCAACTTCATTACTGAACATATCATCTAAATTAAATTTTAATATTTTATGCATAGTAGATTGACTAGATATTATATCTGTAAAATGATACCTCTGATACTCTTTAAGCCAATATAATGGAAAGTTAACCACCATATTAAACTGAACTCCTTTGAATAAAGAGTTGTGTCCACTTCCTGTTGGGACATTTCCAAGAGTTCTACCTCTTTTACAATAGACATCTAACTGTTCACATATTTTATTTATCATAGGTATTTCTTCTGGTTCAATATAAGATTTTTTTAAGTCCTCTTCTGTTAAATCTTTTTTAAGTCTTATAATTTTATTATTTTTGTCAAAATTAAATAACTTTTTATGTGCCCAAATTAACTTTAATTTAAGTTTTAAATCCTCTATTTCATTAGTTAAATCTTCTTGCGTAGGAATTTTGTCATTCATAGGTAGTCCACCTATTACTAAACTTTCAGCTAAAGTGTCTATTATTACCTTTTCGTCACAATATAAAACTTCTAACATTTTCATTCTCCTTTCGTATATATTAATTATATATTTTTTGTATTAGTATGTCAACTGATTTTATAAAAAATGGTAGCCAAAATTTTGACTACCTTAAAATGCTTTATAATTTGCAGAAAGCAGCTATTCTATCTATTACAGATTCTATTCTATCTAATTTTTGCTCCATTCTGTCTAATCTTTCTTCTATATCTACATCACATTCTTCATCTGAATCAGTATCTACATCAAATATTTTATTTAAAAAGTCTAAGAAATCTAAACTCTTATTTACTGTTTCCTTTTTCTTTTCTTCTTTATCAGATATTCCTAATTTTGTTTTTAACATATCAGATAATATATCTTTTTCTATATCTGTTGAAATTTCTTTATACATTGTTGCTATTTTTTTTACTATTGGATTATTTGTTTCTCCAGTTTTTACAAAGTGATTTTTAAATGTAATTTCTGAAACTCCAAATAATTCTGCATCAGATGACTCTAGCGGTCCAAATAATGTAGTAGCTACAGCTCCTTTGTGTATAAGGGCGAATTCTTTATTCATCCATTCTGTCCCATTATCTCCTGGGAAACTTCCAATTCCTTTTTCTAATAATTTGTAAACTTCCATTTTCTTTGTCTCCTTCTAAAAATTAATTTTATTTGTTTTTAAGGTTTGAGGATTTATGACTAAAACCTTTTTATTGTTCTCTAAGGCATATCTAACACAGTTGTAAGTCCCTCCATGTTTCTCCTCATTCCAACAAGCAATAAGAATATCACAATTATCTACCATATATTGGTTTCTTAATTCCATTTTATATGGATGATATTTTCCAATTTCTGCCTTATCACAAGTATACCCTTCTATTGTATCAATTGCAAATGATTTATAACAATTATTTACAATATATAACCATTCTTTTATTTGTTCCTTATTCCAAGCCTTATATTGCTCTCTAAAAGGAACACATACATAATCTTGAATATTTGGATATTCATTTTTTCTAAAGTTTATTAAGATTTTTGCTACAAGTGTATCAAATCCTAAAGCTCCACCTGTATAAAAATCATTAGAACCATATTTTTGAATTACCCATCTGATAGTTTGCTCAATTTTAAGTTCTAATTCAATGTATTTATAGGCATTCATATCATACCCATATAAACCATTTGGTCTATGTCCAGTAAATGCAACCTTATAAGAAATCATTCATATCACCCAATATTTCATCTATAAAATTTACTGCACCAATTGGGAATCCTGCAGCATTATTATGTCCTCCACCACCGTATTTTTTGGCGATATCTCCTAAATTAACTTTATCTATACCTCTAAGGCTTGTAGTATAGTCTTGTAACATAACCACAAAATCTATGTCAGAATTCTCTTCACAAATTCTATTTCCTATTTCTGAATAAAATCTATCACAGAATATAACTCCAACATCATGACCTTCGAATTTAGTTTTCTTTAATGATTTATTTTTCTTTTTGAACAAATCATCTATTTCTCTTTGTCTTAATTTTAATACATGTCTTTCTGCCATTCCAAAGAAACTAGAATCGTCTCCATATAGCTCATAGTTTTCAAATTTCTTTTTAATTAGCTTTGAAAATTCTTCAAGTCCATAAATGTCAAATAACATATTAAGCTCTTTTGCTTCTAATATATTTTCTTCTTTCCATTGCCATGTGTCCCAATAAGTTACTAGTTTTACAAATTTCCAAAGAACTTTATTTGTAACCATTTCAAACATTTTTCTGCCTTTGTGGAAATCTTTATCTTCCTCCATTGATTGATAAAGGAAACTTGCAAATAGTTGAGTTCCACAAGTCTTTGTTCCATCTGCATCTTCTATAAAAACTTTAGCAAACGGATATTCATTTAACCAAAGTGCAGTTGGATGATGGTCTAATAAAAGAACATTCATATCTGATTCTTTAACTTTTTCTGCATTTTTTTTATTGATACTTACATCTGTTAGAATTATCATTTCGTATTCTCCACTAGATAATGTATCTGAAAAAACTTTATC